GGTCTACGTGCACCCGGCACCGCCTGGTCACCGTGATGTGAACTACATCGTGCCTGGGATCGAGGGAGTAGGCCACGTCCACGTCGAACACCTCGGCGCGCGTCAGCGCTGCGTTGAACCTCTCCATGAGCTTCGTCTTGGTCTCCATCACCGCACCTCCACGAGCACGCCGCGCTTTTCCAGCTCCGGTATGAGCTCGCTGAACACCGTCCAGCATCCCTTGCTCATGTTCTCCTGTGACGATGTAAGCACTCCGTGCGCGCCACGCAAGTACACAGCGCGGACACAGGGCTTACCGGTCTCATAGGTCCGCAGCCACTTGCGCAGCGCGCGCGGCACGACCACGCCCTCGACGATGGCAACGCTTCGCGTCACCACCGGGTTGAACCAGTCGGCCACCTTCTGCGACTCCTCCGACCACGTCAAGCCTTGGCCCATGAGCTGGTCGGTGCACGCGACGTCCCCGCCGATGTGCGAGGCGAGCGTCATCGCCAGCGAGGACTTGCCCGACCGCGGGCCGCCAGCGACGACCACGTGGACGCCGAGGTGCGGTGCGTCGCTCACGTAGACGCCGTCTCCCAGGTACTCGGGTTGCTTCATTTCTCCTCCAGGTCTGCAAAGCCGAGCTGTCGCTTGTCCTTCTTCCGCCCCTTGCGCGGCTTGCGCTTCCGCTCAGCGAACACGTAGCCCATCGCGTGGAGCGTGTTGCTCCATTGCCCGCGCTCGTAGAGCGCATGGAGGCACGCCACGCAGCTCACCGACAGTGGGGGGTCTACGGTGGCGACCAGCGGCTCGATCGCCCTGGTGTTGCACAGCGGCGCCAACGAGGCCTCCGGCGCTGGCGCGTGGACTACTCGGGCCACAGCGCCCTCCGCTCCTTGCTGCGCTGCATGTAGCGGACGTTTGCCTCCCGGTTGATGCCTCGGTAGACGCTCGTCCGGTTCGCGTTGGTGACGCGTGCGATCTCCGGGTAAGACATTCCCGTCGCGCGCAGGCGCTCCCACACCATGCGGCGCGCGCGGTGGATGCGCCGAGCTGGCGAGGAGCCGAGGATGTCGCGCACGCCGATGCCAGTCTCGAGGACCACATCGGCGATGATGCGTGCGGCAAGGTCGACGCTCATGGCCTCCACCTCCACGGCTCAAAGCCCTTCCTGACGCCGTACACGCACAGCATCACGTCCTTCGGGTAGGGATTCTTCCCGTCGAAGCTCGGCCGCGGACGCAGTGGCAAGACGCGAGCTCGCCCCCACACGTAGCTCGTGAACCACTCGCTCCCCACGCTGGCCGGCACCAGCAGCGCGATCTTCGCCCCGTGCCTCGCCTCCAGCGCGCACTTCTTCACCCACGGCTCGATGCTGGCAAAGGGCGGGTTCAGCCACAGGAGGCCGCTCCCGAGCTTGTGCCACACCACCTTGAAGGTGTCGCGGTCCTCGTCGATGAAGAAGTCGCAGCGCTTGTTCGCCGCGCTCGCCGCGAGGTCGCAGGTGATCTTTCCGAACTTCTCCTCGACGGCCGCAATGAGGTCCCATGGCGTGGCGTGGACGCCGTGGCTAGAGCCCCGATGGAACGCCGCGCCGCTCACTTGTCGAGTCCCTTCTCTCCGGCGATCCACGCCGAGATGATGAGCACCCCATCGTCGTCCTTCTTGTAGACCTCGCTGTCGTCGTGCACCTGCGACTTCGGGATCCAATGCGCGTCCTTGTCGATGACCACCTTGATGGCCTTCGGTGACTCGTCGATGCACGTCACGCCCTCAATGCGGACCGGCGGCTCCTCGTCGTATCCTCGTTTGCCCATGCCCGAATCTTAGCCAGTCTGGATCCTGGTGTCAACCACGTCAGCACTGTGTTATACGTTTACCATGACGTGGTGCGGATTCCTGTGCGCGTGCGGATGCGGTCAACGCTGTGCATGCGAGCGCGAGATGGGCGAGCTGGAGGACTGGAAGCCGTTTGAAGCGCCCGAGCGTCGCAAGGCTCGCCAGCGTCGGGCGATGGCGCGACATGTCCGCATCACCGGCGGACCGCCCATGGCGAAGGCTCACCCTGCTCCGAAGCGGGTCACCTGTGGGCAGGGAGGGTGCGTGCTGGCCCTCGGGCACCGCGTGCCGTGTCAGCCGTCATAGTGGCCTGGTGCCGCCGAACAGGACGTGGTCCTTGCTCATCATCTTTTCGACGTGAACGACGCACTCGGCACAGAGATAGGCGGACCACTTCCGCCGGCCGTGGATCTCACCGACGGCCACCAGCATCCACCCGCGCTCCTTGATCTGGTTTTCAAGGCCCTTCATGGCGTCCGAGCCCAGCGTGTTCGAGGCCTCGAACGCATCTTTCTTTGGGCACCGTCCGCAGGTGACGGAGGACCGGATAGTGACCGTGGTGTCGGTTCTCATGTGCTCACCGGCTCGAGCTCGCCCGTCGTCAACCTGCGCTCCAACTGGTCCTCGGCGCGCTGAAGGGCCTGCGCGGTCTGCTTGCGGACCTTGCCGCCCTTCTTCCAGCGGATGACCGTGGTGTGCGTCACGTCGCAGATGGCCGCGAGCGCGTAGATGCGCCGCCGGTCGTAGTCGACCTTGGAGCTACCCACGCGGCACCACCTTGGGCCCATCCTTCCCGACGAACGGGATCGTCCCACCCATCGTGGTGGTGAGGATCAGGACCGGCCTATCCGCCATCAGCTCGTGGCAGTTGATATGGTGCCCGCTTGAGTGCGCGTCGCCACGCTCATGGAAGGCCCAAAAGCGGCACTCGCACTCCTTCGCGTCACGCATGGTCGACCCTCTCGTTGAGCAGCTTCAGGCTCAGCCGGAGCGCGGCCTCGATGCTCATCGGCGTCGCGCGGGCCATCTCCATCGCTCCCTGCATGAGTCGGCGGCGCTCATCGGGCGGCAGGTCCTTCAGTCTGCGGATTCGTTTTCGCACTCGGCCTCCTTGAACTCGGGGTGCTGCGTCTCCATGTGCCGCATGAGGTTCTGAAACGTGCGATTGCAGCAGGGACACACGCCGTTGCCGACGCGGTTGCGTACCCTGGTGACCTGCCCGCGGTACGCTCGAGCTGATCGCTTCGCGCTCTCGGTCCGAGCCTGCTCTCGCTGTACACGAGCCCTTTCCTCAGTAAGTTGCTTTTTCAGCTGCTCCACTTCCGACTCCCCGAAGCGTAGTCGGTGCCCCCTGGGACAGTGGAAAACGGTTCCCTTGACGCGAGCGACGCGCGCGAACTCGCGAGGCATGCCGAAGGCCATCCCGCAGCTCTCGTCCCAGCACTCGAAATGCTCCAGGCAGCTATGGAACTGCAAAACCTGTGCGCTCATGGCTTCGTCTCCTTGAAGCGTGCTCGCCGCGGGTGAACGAGGTCCTGGGGGTAGGGCCACACGGCGAGCACGTAGCTACCATAGGAGTTTGCGAACTCCGTGTCAACGTCGTGTGGCGCTTGTCAGCACATGGCGAAGTGGCTACGATGTCCGCATGCCTGCCAAGAAAGACCAGCTGCCGAACCTCAACATCCGCATGACGAAGGACGACCATCGCGTTCTCGCCCGGCTCTGCAAGGAGCTGGGCCTCAACGTGTCCAGCGTCGTCCGCGTGGCGCTGCGCGAGCTTGTGCGGCAGCGAGCAGCCGCGTGAGCGACCGTCACTTGAGGTGATACAGGGCCGTGTATTCCTTGCCGGCCGCCGTGGTCGACTCGATGACGACCGGGGCCGCGACAAGCTCGGCGGGCGCGATCGTCGCGGCGACGGTATCCGTGAACGGCGTCCCGGCGGCGTTCTTTGCGCGGTAGGTCAGCACCCACGGGCCGGGGCTCCACAGGATGATGCTCGACGGCGAGAGCGGCGTCCCGTCCTTTAGCCTGACGACGAGGTCGATGTCGGCGCCCGCGGTGGTTCCCGAGACGGTGAAGTCGGCGGTGTTGAGGTTCGTGTTGGTGACGGGATCGTTGGCCATGTCATTCGCTCCCTAGGCGCTGCTCGCGCGTTTCGAGGCCCTGCCCGAGCTTCGGGGCGCCGCCGATCTTGGCCGCGCGCGTGTCGGACTTGCTTTGCTCCGCCCCATAGCTCTCTTGTACCGCGGCGATGACGCGCGGGTCCAGCGTCGGATCCGTCGGGGCGTCGAAGGCGATCCCCAGCGCCACGCGCGTATCGTAGTCCGGCATCGAGCCGCGCCGGATGTTGCGGGCATACTCGCGGAGCACGCGCCCGCGGAGGTCCAGGTACATGTCCGGCATGTGCTGCTTCAGCGCGCTGATGGTGTCTCCGTAGATCCATCCGCTTTGCAGCTCGCTGAGGACCGCGCCTGCGCCGTCGGTGAGCGCGTCCTGCGTGCGCTCGAGCTTCTTCACGCGGGTCGGGTCCTTCGGGGCCCGGCGGAGGATGCTCCCGGGCGCGTCCATGAACTCGCCCAGCGTCTTGACGTTCTCGAGGAGCTTGCTCTGGATGGCTGCCGCCGACTGCTTCGGAATCCGCTTCTCCAGCTCGGCGAGGACCGTCGCGTCCGTCCCGAGCTGCTGCATCTGCTCGACGGCGCGCACGCGCTGGCGGTGCTCGCTCGAGCCCGCCGGCTCCCCGTCGGCGAGGCGGATGCCGGTCTGCGCCGTGCCACGCGCGGCAATCTCGGCGATCTTCGCCACGCTGTCCGCGTGCTTCGTCGTGATGGCGGAGAGCGCGGAGAGCACCGAGGCAGGGATCCCCGTCGCCACGCTCAGCGCGCGCGTCGCCGCGTTCCCGGCGGCGCCCGAAGCGACCTGTGCGGCGAGCTCGCGCGCCTTGTTGGCGCCCACGCCGGGGATCGGCGGCGCCTCGGCGGCCTCCTTCAGCTCCCTGGCGAGGTCCGCGGCGTGGCTCTTGGCCTTGTCGAGCGCCTCCGCCGTCGTCTTGGCGGCCTTCTTGGGGAGACCAGGGCCAGCTTCGCCCAAGAGGCCCTCCGCACGCGTCGCCCACCCTTCGAAGTCGCGGTGCCACGAGGCCACGTCCTTGGTCGTCGGGTCGGATGTGAGCCTCGGGGGCGGCTCGATCTTCGGGATCACGGGTGCCACGGCGCCGCCGGTGGGCTTGACGACGCCAGTCATGTCCTGGCCCAGCTGCCTGCGCAGCTCGTAGCCCATATCGCCAGCCACTCCGCGCGCCGCGGCACCGCGGGAAGTGCGGAGAGAGGACCGATCGAGGTTCCGGTGGACCTCGTCGGCGTGTTGGACCGCGGAATTGACCCGATCCAGGGCTGATTTCGTCGGGATCCGCCGCGCCACCGCCGTGGAAGCGTCATCGGCGGCCCCGAGGAGCTTCGCCACGCCCGCTTTGACGGCGTTGGAGGTGGTTTCGGCCGCTTTGGCGCCCGCGCGGACCGCCCCGGAGGCGAGAGGGGCCAGCGCGCCACCGACGCCCCCCAATCCGGCGCCCAACCCCACGTTTTTGAGGATGTTCTTGCTGATCTCGGCGCTGATGACGTCCAGCGTCACCGGATTCCCGCTCAGAACCGCGTCGGTGACCGCCTGCTGGACCGTGATATTGGCGCCCTCGGCCATCCCGGCGCCGATCCCGCGCACCAGGCTGCTGCCCGTCCGTGCGAGCAGCGACGGAGCAGCGGCGGCCGCCTCGCCAGCGATGCCTGCCCCTCGAGCGATGCCACCGGCCGTTCCTGCGGCCTCCGCGGCTGCTGTGCCGCCCGCGAGGCCCGCTTCGCCAGCTGCCCCCAGGAGCCGGGCGCCACTCCGCAGGGCCCCTCCTGCTGTCGCGGCGAGGGCAACGCCGCCCGCGATCTCGCTACCCGTCGAAAGCATCGGGTTGTAGGCCCGGAGCTTCGCCAGGTCCTCGGGCGTCGTCAGCTGGCCGAGCAGCAGGTCACTCAGGCCGAAGGGAACCGCTCCGCGCGCGAAGCCGGCGCCCGCGGCAGCCGCCATCCCGCCGGGGCCGCTGTAGGCCTTGCGCTCCTCGTAGCCCTGCGCCTCTTCGGGGACGGCGTAGCGGAAGTCTCCGCGCGCCACGCCCTTCGCGGCCTCGTCGGCGGGGAGGATCCCCACCTCGTTGCCGATGACGACCTTGACCATGCCCGGCGTCGTGTCGGCCATGGCGTCCTACTTGTAGAGCCGATCGGGGTCAGGCTTGGGTGGTCCAGCCGGCTCCTGAGACGGTGGCTTGGGGAGTTCGGTGCCAGCGGGAACGCCGAAAACCTGGCCCGTCTCGGCGAGAGAGCGCCCGGTCATTTCACGCCGCGCCTCGCCGCGCCGTGACTTGTAGATTTTCGCCCGTTTCTTCCCCTCGGCGTCGCGGTAGGTGCTTCCGGGCTCGACGGCATGTGACTCGGCGGTTGTGTCGACGAGATCCTCAACGTCGCGCTGGATTGAGCCTAACGCCTCGCCCGCGTTGGCGGCGTTGATTTCCGCGGGTACGACGATGCCGGCGCGGGCCATGTTCTGGTCGTGCTCGCGCACCACTCCCTGGTCCAGCGCCTTGGTGTGGACCATGAACGTGATCCACGCGGCCTTGCTCTTCTGGATCTCTCTGGCTGTGAAGTTGGCTTCGTCCCATCGGCCCTCGTCGGCCGCGGCCTTGAGCTGCTGGAGGAGTCGCCTGGTCGTTGTGAGGTATGTGCCAGAGTCTCGGAGAAGCTTCGCTGTCTCCTTGTTGTCGACGAACCCGCCGTAAGCCGGAACCTCGTAGCCGATCTTGCCCTCGTCATACTCGACGTCCCAGCCGCCCTCGATTTCCTCCATCCCCGTCTTCGCCTTGCCGCCCATGCCCACCGCGAGCTTCTGCTGCTCAAGCTGACCGGCGTAGTCGCGCATCGTCACGTCCAGCACCTCGTTGTTGCGTTGGATCGCTTCGATAGCCTGCCGCGCTCCGATCTTCGCCTCCTCGGTCGCCGCCTCCGTCTCCATCTGCTGGAGGAACTGGATCGCCTGATCGTTCAGGCCGCGCTTCGCCATCGCCTCGGCCGCCGGCAGGTCGCGCAGCTGGTCGAACAACGTCCCGAGGATGTGCTGTTCCGCTCCAACACGCCGGCCAGCGGTGTCGATGTCGGCCTTCTGCGCCGCGATGTCCTGGTCGCGCATCGTCATGAACATCTCGGCGGCCTGGTTGCCCTGGCCCGTGAGCGCGCCGCCGATGCCGCCCAGCATCAGCGAGAACGCCATGAAGATGTTCCCGAGGGCGCCCTTCTCCTTCATCATCCGGTCCGGGTCGATCTCTCGGTTCGCCGCGTCCGCGAGCGCGATGACGTTCTGGGACCGCTGCTCGATGTCCCGGTGGAACTTGTCCACCTTCTCGCGGCTCGCCGTCTCGACAGCCTTCCGTTCCTCTTGGAGACGCTGGTTCTCATCGAGGACGCGCTGCCCACGCGCCGCGTCGCCCGTCTTCATTTCGGCCTCGGCCTTGAGCTTCGCCTGGACCGGATCAAACTTCGTCATCACGCCTGCACGCGCCTGAAGGCCTCCGCCAGGCCCGGTCTTGTTGTACCACTGGCCGTACGCCTCCAGCTGCTCGTTGGCCTGGTCGATGGTGATCCGCCCGGCCTCCAGGTCGTCCATCACCGTCGCCGGATAGATCTCCGGGTTCGCGCCGAAGAACCGGCCCCCATACGTTCCGGGCGGCCCCTCGGGAACCGGAGGCGCCAAGGTGCCCGAGAGCGCGGCGGTAGTCTGATAGGCCTGGGCGGCCTCGGCGCGCTTTCCCGCGGCGCCGGCCCGCACGCCCTCTTCGTCCCCGGGCATCTTCGCTTGGAGGCCGGCCATCCGCGCAGCCATCGCGTCCCCCGTCTCGCGGAAGACGCGGGCTGCCTCCATGGCTTGGTAGGGCGTCAGGTCGGGAACGTTGGTCACCGCCTCGCCCTGCGCCGTCGCCGCCTCCTTGAACGGCTCGATGGGCAGCGGCGACACCTCGGTCCTCGAAGCGGGCGGCCCGGACGGCGGAACCGGCGGACCCTTGTACCGCATCGAGTCGGGGAGGTACGCGTCCTGCGGGAGGGGCGGGAAAGCCATCAGGGGGGCAGCCTCTCCACGTCGAGATCGACGTTGGCCGTGGTCGCCATGGCGAACGGCGCCGCCGAATCGCGGTGCTGCCGGAAGATCCACTCCTCCTGTGCGCGCAGTTCAATGAGGCTCGTTTGCCCCGTGGCGGCGCGGATGCCGATGTAGCCCGCGTTCCCGATGGGGTTGCGGTTCTTCAGCTTCCACACGCCACCGACCGCGGTGTCAGCGCTGGTCCCGAGGTCGATCGCCTCCTCGACACCGGCGACGAAGGTTTGCGTCGTCCCGCGAACGCACTTCGTGCCCGTCACGTCGATCTGCTGCGTCCGCAGCGGCACCGTCCACGTCTCTCCGTTGGAGAGCACCGCCTCGGCGCTCGTCACGATCGTCAATTCCTTGGCCATCACTTGCTCCCTGGGAACCGCGCCAGAAGCGCATCGAGCCGCGCGCGCGCGCGCCGGACTGCATCATCCGGCAGCGCCGGAGCAGCATCCATCCGTCCGCCTTCGCCACCGTGACCGGGCACGCTGCCGGCTCCCTCGTCGCCGTAGGCGTAATCCGCGGGAGCGCCACCCGAGCGGCCCCGGGGGCCACGGCGCCCGGAGTAACCCTCCCAGTGGGGCTCGATGGCGTTGATGGGAATCCCGCCGATCTCCCGCATCTTTCGTGGCTCCGGCTGCTCCAGCTCGCGGACGCGCTCGTTCAGTCGGCCAAGGAGCGCCAGCGCCGTGGTGCTCGCCTTGGGGCCGTCCACCTGCTTCACGCCGCCCTCGCCCTCGCGAACGAGGCCGGCGCCGATCGGGGTGCGCTCCAGCTCCTGCGCGCTCACGCCGTACTGCGGGCCAGGGCGCTGCGCGGCTTCGGGGCCAGGCTGGTACTCGAACTCGCGGCCCCGGAGCGCATCGAGGGCCTGGTCCTCGCGCTGAGTGCTCGCGCGCGGGAGCGGGTTCGGGCTCGGGCGCGCAAGCAGGCTCGACGTTCGCTCGCCTTCGGCATCGAGCTCGCGGAAGATCCGACCCACGCCGCCGCCTGTCCCCGGGCCTGTTCCCGCTCCGCCCTGGTAGGTGTTGCGCCCCGGCGGGAGCCCACGGCCGTGCTGCTTCGTCTGCCCGAGCGCGGCGTCCATCTTGGCCTGCTCCACGTCGAGCGCCAGCGACAGCTCGCTCACCCGGCTGTCCGGGAGCGTCTGCGCCTTGTTCCACGACTGCTCCGCCAGCGACACAGCCCACTCGGTCGCCGCGGCGTACTCCGCCTCGCTCATCACGCCGGCCTGCATCGCCGCCTGGAGGTCGTCGAGCTGACCAGCCGCCTCGCCGTGGATCGCTTGCTTGATGCGCTCGTCGCTGCCCAGCCACGCGCCGCCCATGCTGCCGAGTCCGCTTAAGATACCCCCGCCGATCTGTCCCCAGATCCCACCCTCCGCGTCCTCTTCCGCCTTGTCGGCGGCATACTTCGCCGAGCGCGCCATCTCGTAGGCGCGCTGGTAGTCGGCCATCAGAACCTCGGTGCCGAGCATCATCTGTGGCTCAGTCCCGAGCGCCTGGAGGTAGCCAGCCTGCGCCTGACCAAACTCCTGCGCCCGGTTCATGCCCATCTCGCGGCTCAGCCCTGCGCCTTGCTGCGCGCCTCCTAGCTGCGCGGCGCGGAGAGCCAGCGGGCTCTGTGACCCGGCCGCCGCCATGCGCATCTGCTGCTCCGCCTGCGACTGTCCCGCGAGCTGCGACTGCTGCGCCACCGACGCCGCGCCGCTCCTCTGCGCCTCCAGCGCCGCGCGCGCCACCTGCTCGTACTGCGCGAGCCATGGATCGAGACCCTGCTCGTACGCCTTCCGAGCGTTGGCCTCGGCAATCGCGTGGGCCGCGTCTTCTGGCGTGGTGAATATGCCGGGTTGAGTGATCATCCGTAGTAGCCGCCGCCTCCCCCTTGGTAATTTTTATCCGTCTGCGTAGGCGACTTCGGCCCGGCTGGTGTGCTCGGGCTACCGGCCCATCCGGCGCCGGCCGTCGACAACCCTTGGAGCGCGCCGCCGCCCAGCTTGCCCCACATCTGCATCTGGGCGATGCTGCTCTGCGCGTTGATTCCGTACTGCGCCGCGAGCGCGTCGAGCTTCGCCAATTTGTTCTGCATGTCGAGCTGGTGTAACTGCTGCTCGAGCTGCGCGCGCTGGAGGAGCGCCGCCTGTTGCATCTCTTGCCCCTGCTGCATCTCTTGGGCTTGGATCGTCTGCGCCGTCATCCCCTGCTGACCCTCCAGGCGCCCGCTGGCGTACTGTCCCGCGCGCGCGGCGGCGGCGCTTCCACCGTAGCCGGCCGCCATGGCGTTGATTCGGCCCTGCTGCTGGCCGGTTGCCGTCTCGAGCTGCTGCTGCGCGGGCGTCCGGCGATCCTCGGCTTGGTTGAGGTACGCTTGCGCCTGCTGAAGCACCGGCTGATAGGCGTCGCCGAATTGCTTCTGCCACTGCTGAAGCTGCGTGGGCGGAGCCGCTCCGCCAAGGCCCATCTGCGCCATCAGCTTCCGGCGCATCTCCTCGGGCATCCACGAGGGGATCTGCTCCTCGCCGAATGCGACGTATTCGCCCGCTGGTGTGAGTGACATCGCGTTACCTCGCCTCCGCCAGTTTAGCCCGACCGGCCTTTTTCCGCACCTCCACCGCGAAGCCGCTGATGACCGGGCCCCGCCCGGGCTCGAGCGGCACCGCCGGGTCGCGCGTCTCGCGCATGCGGAGCTTCACCACCTCGCACTTGGTCCCGTGGATGGCCATGAGCAGGTTCCGCTCCGGATCGGGGAGCTGCGCATCCTGCTCCGCGGTCGTCAGCGTCAGCGAGTCGGTCGGCTCCGTGGCGTAGTCCACGAGGATGTCGAGCGTGATGGTGCTGCCGTCCACGCGACGCAATAGCGCCTGGCCGTAGCGCGTGCGCATGTAGCCGCCGATGTCGCCGAGGCGGATCCAGCCGGTCTCCACTTCCATGTCGGCGTAGGTCGCGCCCGCGTCGATGCTGGTGGTCGCGTCCTCGACGTAGGGGATGCCGCCCGCGGTGACGATCCAGTACTCGCCGTCGAGGTAGGCGCCGCCGGTGATGTCGAGGAGCTGGCCGTTCGCGTCGCGCGGTTCCCATCGGCTCCACGCGCCGACGCTGTAATCGAAGACGAGAACGATGGAGGCGCCCGCGCCGTTGTTGCACGTGAAGCGGAGTTGCGTCACGCCCTTGCAGTCGACCGCCGAGGTGATAGTGGGGTAGGCCGCGAGCGAGTCCTCGACGGGGGCGCCGATGTACTCGACACGGAGCGCGCGGGAGACTTGATAGAGGCCCCCTTGGCTCTGGAAGAACACCCCGCCGTCCTCTTTGCCCAGCGTCCAGTTGACGACGCTCCGCGGGTCGATGCAGCCGTACGGGGCGATCTTCCGAATGACGTAATCGTTCCCGACTGCGGCGTTGTCGGGGCCGCTCCCGGCGATGATGTACGTGGCCTCCTGGCTCCAGCCGATGGCGCGGCCGTCGAGCTCCCGGCCGCCGAAGATGCGCGAGCCGTCGGGGACGAGGAGCGAGAACCCTTCGTTTGCTTCGGGGACGATGGAATCATCCGACGCTGACCCCTGCGCGAAGGCTTTGGTGAAGCCGAACCGCGCCTTGCGCATGTGGTCGCCGGTGAAGACGCGGTCTCCGACCACGAAAACGATCCGTCCGCCGTCGGGCATGACGGCCTCCACCTGATCGGGGACGTAGATCGTCTCGGCCAGCTGCGTGTTCACCGTCAGGTCGCGGTAATTGGACAGCGACCGCGCGGCCTGGGTGTTGGCGTTCACCATGCCGCCGAAATTGGTCCGCGCCGGATCGGCGATGCCGTTCGGCGTGCTGTTGCGGTAGACGACCGCGCTCATGTCCTGGTTGTCGCGATGCGTGAACGGCAGCGACATCATGGTCACGGTGGCGCTGGCGTTGGCCGTGGGCGTGATGGTCCGCGTGTAGTCGGGCACGCCCCGGTGGCGCCAGCCACGCTCCCGGTGCTCCCACGTGGACTGGTAGATGTAAGGAATGCTGATGGTGAGCGGCAGCGTGCCCGTGGCGACCTGCGCGAGAGATGTGATGACCGGCGGGATCAGAAAGCCCCACTCGATGGCCTCCCCGCCCGCGTACCACGTGAAATACCCGCCCCCGATGATCGCGGCGCCGCGCGCGATGGCTGCCCCAATGGGAGCCTCGCGGTAGTCGAGTTGCACTTCGCTGGCGCCGAAGCTCGGGATCGCATCGACGGCCGCGGCGTTGAAGTAGAAGAAGCTCATGGCCTGCGCCATGCACCGCCACTCGTTGGGTCGCGTGGATGGCTGGTGCGCGCGGCTGCCGTTGCCGGTGTTGATGAGGTGGTTTTTCGGCGAGCCGAGGCCCACGTCGAAGGCAGCCGCAAGGCGAGTGGCATTTGTGGTAGCGCCCGGCTGGTCGTTGAGATCCACGACGCAGTTGGCCATGAGCCCCATGGCGAATTGCTCATCCTGGCCCACGCCCAAGATCGTCAGCTCGCCGGGTGTCGTCACACACGACACATAGGCGCGGCCGTCCTGCCACCACGGTTGCGACAGCGGCATTGCGTTGTAGCCGATCGCCTCGGCAGCGCCGGGGCGGATGTCGCCGCCGTCGGATGCTCGCACGCTGCGCCAATGTAGATCGCCGCCGATGGTCGTCGAGCTGGTGTTCCTCACGCCCCAGGTGACGACGACGCGCAGCTCCCCGGTTTCGTCGCGTCCCATCGCGACGCCGAGGTTTTCTCCCTGGTCGCTGACGCCTGTCGTGCCCACGGTGACCGCGCCGGCCCACTCCGCTCCCATGGTGGCGCGCTTGAAGGCGCGCACGCGGATGAGATCGGACTCTGCCGCCTCGATCCACGCCACGTAGACGCGATCATCTTCCCCGATGCCGTCGCACGTCGCAACGCGGTAGTACGTCGCTCCGGTGATGCTCCCGGTAGCCTGGGAGACGCTGCCTTGGCTCCAGCGTTCGAGTTGAATCGTGGTCTGAAGGCTGTCGATGTAGGCCGTCATGTAGTCGGTCGTCTGGACACCGACGCCGCAGTACATGCGCACGGCGCCGTCGTGCGCCATGTCGGTGGTGACGTTCGCGGCAACCGTCGGAGCCGCTCCCGGCGTAAGCGTCGGGTAGACGTACCGCGCGAGAGTCGCGGGAGACGCGAAGTTGTTTGCGAAGAGGATGACGTGGCCCAAGCCGTGCTTGATGACGCGGGGCGAATGTGGAGCGCTCGCGCCGCTCGCCTCCGCGGTGAGAAGCTCGAACGTGTCCTCGCCATCCGCCGACTTTCCAATCATGCGGATGCGAGATGAGGGCGTCCCGGCGTTGTCGGTGTCGCTCGTTCGGTTGAGCACGGTTTGCCGCGCAGCGTAGACCGAGAACCCGTTAGACTCAGCAGAGTCTGGCGCCGTGAACGTCGGCTCGTGGTGGAACACAGGGAGCTGGTGCCCGGTGCACGGGCTCAGCGGCCCACGGTCGACCCATCTGTCGGCCTCGGGGACGTAGGCGAACAGCCTGCGCGCGCCGAAGGCGACCACCTCGCCTTGCGAGGGCCGCTCGTTGGGAATGGCGAGAAGGCCGCGCACGGGCCCATGCTGGCCGAGCTTCCAGCCGGCTGAGGGGGTTGCCCCGCCGACGACCGAATCGGTGACGCGACGGAAGCCGTTGCGTTTGGCGATCCCGCCCATCTTCACGAAGTAGCCGTTGACGATCTTCGCCATCGCCTCGCCGGGCAACATGCGATCGTCGATCGACTCGTCGATGCCCTTCAGGAGCGGGATGGGGAGGCGTTCGGTCGGCATCAGTACACCGCGATGGCGACGCTCACGGTCACGCCGGAGTCGTTGCGCAGGGTCAGCGTATCACTGCTCGTCGCCGTCTCCACGATGGCTCCGTTCACCGTGCCGCTCGGCGCGTGAAGCCGCGTGATGATCCATCCGCGTGGCGCGCGCCCGAGGGCGTGGCGGAAGACGGCGGTGGCGCCGGTGGTGAGCGTCTTAGAGTCGAGGAACTTCACATCGCCATCGAGGAACGGGTGTTTGCTCGCTGCGCGGGCATCGTCCTCGACGGCCTCTTGCTGCGCGACCTGTGGGTAGTCGCCCTGGAGCGGCACAGCGGCCCCGCGCCGTGCCCGGTTCGACATCCGGGCGCGTCCCATTACGGCTGGGGCTCGCGGAGGTAGGGCCCGCCGTGGAAGTCCATCCAGGCGTGGTCGTGGCGCACGTCGCTCACCCGCGCCGGTCGTCCGGCGTCGCGGTTGCCAGCGAGGGCGTCGATCTGATCGGAGATGGTCTTCTGCTTGTCGCGGAGTGCGCCGTATTGCTCGAGCGACTCCTCCTTGATGAGCAGATCGCACGCGGCTTCGTAGACCGCCCACTCTTCCCAGCCGTTGATGCCGTCGAAGGTGTTGGGCGTCCCGGGAGACGCGACCAGGCGCGTGAAGCGCGGCACGTAGTAGATGAGGAGCGAATGTCCGCTCGCGTTCGGCTTCGGGCGGATCTCCACGTTGCTTCCGCGGAGCTGGTACATGTAGCTGTAGAGCCCGACGTATCCGGTCTGCTCGCGCTCCAGCAGAATGGCGCGCTCAGCGTCGTTGAACGGCTGGAGCTCGCGGCGCCACGTCCCACCGTCGCTGACGATGAGGCGCGAGAGCAGATAGAAGTCTGCGGGGAGCGCGTAGCTGAAGGTCCCCGACACGAGCGCGATGGTGCCGTCGGTGGAGAAGAACGGCTGACCCCACGCCAGGATGAGCTTGTCGTAGAGGCGCTCGATCGCCGCGTTGATACGACGATCGAGCATCTCGTTTTTGATGAAGTGGGTGGCCGCCTTGGTGGTGTTCATGTCCGACACGTCACGGACGCGCGCACGGAACTCCTCCAGGGTGACGGCTGCCATGGATCACCCGAGCGAGATGGTCACGCCCTCGCTCTTGCCCAACATGTGCACGAGGCACACGAACATGTCGTAAGCGTCCTCGTGGTCTTCCTCGGGGACGCCCATCATGGAGGCCCACTCGCAAAAGAGCGGGTAGGCCTCCCCCTTGTCGCCCGAGGGCGCCGACGAGTTGCCTTGCTTGATGTAGTCCTTCAGCATGGCATCACGTCTGCGGAATGATCCGGTACAGCTCGAGAAAAACACTCACCACGGCGTTGTCCGTCGGATCCGCGGCGGTGTTGCCGTTCGCGGCGTTGGTCGTCACCTGCACCGTGTTGGCCGCCGCGCCAGCGCTGACGGCGGTGACCTTGCCGTCGAAGCCGACGAGGCGGACGTTCACATGGCCCTCGATGTCGGCGTAGGTGTCCGTCAGCGTCATGGTGAAAACGCCCGCGCTGTTGCGGACGATGGTGCTGGTGATGAGATTGCCGCGGTCCACGATCCCGTCCGGGTTGCTGGTGCCGTTGATGGTGAAGCGCACGTTGCCATTCACTACATCGGGCTGGGCATGCCCCAACGGGTAGCCGCCGTCGCCCGCGCTCATACGAACTCCAGAACGACGCTGAGGTAGCCGACGGCGAGCGCCACCCCGGTGCCGGACTTGACCTGATCGATGACAAGCACCTCGCCGTTGGCGATGGTATCGGTGCTGGCCATGGCGAACGCGCGCGGTACGTCGGCCGTGAACGCGGTGGCCGAGGTAGCGAGCGCATCATAGGCCGTGGTCGCGCCGCCCGCGCCGTCCTGCTTCCCGATCGTCTGCGTCGTGAAGTTGGACCCGTTGGCGGCGGCGGTCGTCAGGTAGACGAGCGACGCGGCGACGATGCGTACGGTGTAGCCGGTCTGATTGTGCCAGACGATGTGCTCCTCGTTGTCGGCCGCCGCAGCGTCTGCGCGGAGCATGCACGACAATTGACGGCGCCGCAGCGCCGCTTCGATGTCCGTGGGGCCGCTCGTCACGGAGTGACCGAAGTCGGCAAGTTTCTTGGTTGCATCCGACATTGGCATGACGGGTTCTCCTTACAGGGTGGCGAGCACGCTGTTGTTCGGACGGAAGCAAATGTTGTTCATGTAGGACTTGATCCTGAACTGCTTGCCGTCGGTGTTGGTGTCCACGAAGTAGCGGTCGCCCGCGAACTTGTCGAAGTGGGGAAGCTCGCCGAGGGCGCGAAGCTCCCAGCTGTCGAGCTCGGTGAGGAGGGCGTGGTCGTAGGACCACACCGGATCCGAGAGCACGAACAGCGGGCCGCCCGCCGTCATGATCTTGAAACCATCGTAGAAGATGTTCGCCTGCGACACGGCCTTGCCGTTGACGCGCTGCTCACCGGCCTGGAGCTTGGCCGGTTCGTAGCGCGAACGCGCCTGGAGCGACAGCGCCAGGTCCGAATGCCGACGGCTGTTGATGACCGCCACGTTCATCTTGCGGGCGCCGAAGATTTGCCCATAGGACGCTGCGCGGACGATGGTGTTCTCGACGGGGCCGCCTGCGCCCTGGGTGTAGCGGATGCCAGCCAGCTTGTGCGGGTAGTCCGTCCGCGTCGCGCCGAAGAGCGCCGCGGGGGACGCGGACGTGGTGATCCAGCGCAGGATGCCGGCGATGACGTTGTTGTAGTCGCCGTCGCGGAAGAGGTAGTCGCTGGTGCCCCAGTCGGGAACCGTGGTGACCGCTTCCAGCGTGGTGAGCGTGCCTGCGACCGGGTCGACGCCGGTGACCGTGAGCCGCCCTGCGTGCACGCCGCCGGCCGCGAGGCCGTCGTCGTTCGCGCATTGCAAGATCATCCGATCTTCGAAGAAGACCGCATCGAGCGGGTTCTGGAGCGTGAGCGTGGTGCCGGACGGGGCCACCGTGGTGGACAGCTGCGCGAGGGAGCCGCCGCCGTTGCCGCAAAGGTAGATGCCGTTTCGACGGCTCCACTCCGCGAGCGCCATGTCGGTGTGCAGCTTGAGCAGGTTCTCCATGGCGCCGTCGTCGCTCGCCGAGGCCATGATCGCCTCGTTGGAGATGGTCCCGAGAACGTACGAGGGCGTTCGGGTGACGTTGAAGCTGCGCTTGGCCGACGTGCTTTGGTTCTGGTGCGCCCGGTCGTAGTCGTTCGAGCCGGTGATGGTGCTCAGGATCGCCGTGATGCGGAAGTCGTCGCCGGCGAACACGGTGTTCTTGGGGATCGCCCCGAAGAGGGACGACTCGGGGTACAGGGCTTTCTGGCCACCGTCGTCATACAGCCGCTTCAGAAGTGGCTGGCCGGTGGTCGTGGTTTCGATGCTCATGCACTTTCCTCCAGCTCCGCGGATGCGAAGCGATCAAGTGACACGACGCGGTGTGCCTACCGAAACGCCGTTACCGTACGGCGAGACGTTCAGCTGATTCCGAACTGGCCACGAAGGAACGGCGCAAGCGGCTCATCTCCACCTTTCGATGGCGTCTTGTTGGACGCTGAGGCTGCTGCATCGTTTGAGATCCCTTGTGAGCTCGTTCGCGGGCGGCTCTGCCCGGGTGCGGCCTTTTGCGGCTGGCCGTTCGCCGGAGCATCGCCGAGGAGTTCTCGACGACGGTTGTGTGAATACAAATATTCCGCTTCCGCCGCACTGTCCAGTTTGCGGATGATCCAAAGCGGGTCGGAGATGTCCTCGCCGGGGAAGGCGCCGCGGCTCGCGAGTGCCATCAGCTGTTCCACTGCCGGCTTGATCTCTATCTCGAGCCTCGACGCGGGGAGCGACGCGAGAGACGGAAACGCCTTGGCGAGCTCGCCGTGGCTGGGGAGCTGCTGGATCATGGAGACCATGTCGTTGATGGGCTGCGTCGCCTTGGCGTTCTCGATGGCTGCGACCTTCTCCACGAGCGGCTTCAGCGCCTCGTCGATGACCGCACGCATGTCCTCGCTCGCGCCCTGGGCCTTGGCCTTCACGCCCTGCGCGGCGACCGCGCGCATGACGTCGGTGAGCGACATGCCCGTCTCGCGCGCAGCCATCTCAAGCGCCGCGATGGCGTTTTTCGACCGGAGCGCATCCTTGATCGGACGGGCCCCTAGCGCCTCGGCAAGCGCCTGGTCGCGCTCGCGCTCTGCGCGCTCGGCGCGGGCGGTGGCTTCCGTCTCGCGCCGCCGCGCGGCGTTCATGCTGTCGATGAGCTTGCGGCGCTCGACGCGCTTGTCCTCGGGCGCAGGCGGCTCCTTCGGCTTGTCGTCCGCGGGCGGAGCGGGCGGGGCGGCAGCGTCGGCCTTTGCGTCGCCAGGCGGCGGAGCGGGCGGGGCGGCGGCAGCGTCGGCCTGCTTGTTCGCGAAGTCTTCTGCGGCTTGCGAACTTTCCTTCGAAGCTTTGCGAAGATGGTCGACGCCCAACTCTTCCGCGAGGATGCCGCCGAGGGCAACGCCCATCGGAATGCTGTCGCCAGTGGGTGCCTTGTCTGGAACGTCGGATTTCTGCTCGTCCGCCATGGCGCAAGCTTACGACTACACGGGCGGCGCGGGCAAGGGTGGCTTTGGGAGCTGCATCTTCATGATGGGCGCCTCCAGGCCGGGGACGGGCATGCCGCCCGCGCCCATGGCTGCGCCGGCCGCCGTCGTCGGGATGACCGGGGGCGGTGCGGGAGCCTCGCCGCGCTGGAGCATCTCGGTGGCAGCGGCGATCCAGTCGCGAACCGGCTGAACCTTGTCCTCGGGCGTCTTGAGCGCCTCGGCGAGCGTGGCGTACCGAGCCGCAAGGCCGATGCCGTACCCGAGGTCCCAGTAGGGCCGCGGCGGGATGAAGCGCCCGGTGATGAGCATCTCTTCCATGATCTCCTCGAGCAACTCGCGCGGCGCCGTCTCCAGCTCGCGGATGCGCTCGAGCTCGGCGAGCTTGGAAGCCTGGAGGAACGTCCGCTCGTCGATGAGGCCGACTTTTGCGATCTCGAACAGCGTGTTGAGCCTGGCGCTGACGCTGCTCCCGAGGGCGTTCACCGGCGCCACGCGCGCGTGAAGGTTCTCGATGTCGAGGGCGAGCTCTCCCCAGGGGACGCGCACCGGCTGGCCGAAGCGCTTGGTGATGACCTCGAAGCTCTCGTCGCCCTCTGCGATCTGCGCGGCCATCTCGATGTATGCCTCGCCCACCTGGCCGCGGACTTCGCTCGATCCACGGTGCCACGTGATGAAGCGTTTCGATCCCTGGTCGGCGAACTTCTGGATCGCGAGGCTCGAATCGAGCCGCACGCCCTGGGGCAAACTCGACTGCGCCGCCATCTCGTTCACGCCGAGCACCGCGAAGATGTCGCCGATGTACGTGCGCATCTGCGCGTAGGCGTCCGCCGGCATCGACTGCGGCACGTACTGCTGCGGTTGCCACTGCCCATCCACTTCGACCATCGCGCCGACGTCGTTCACGATGTGCGCTTTGACGATGTGGCCCTGGCGCGGCAGGAAGATGAGCGGCCGCGCGTGGATGTGCATCGAGTCCTGCGTCCGCTTGAGGAGCTTGTTCAGCTCGAGCTGGATCGGGATGGCGCGGTAGATCGGGGGCTCCGGCCACCAACCCATGTCCGCCGCCATTGGGCGCCACGAGAGCACTGGCCACTGCGGAAGGTCGTACTCGTCCTCGTCGAGCAGGCCCCCCTTGATGGCGCAGACGTATTTCCCTGGGTCTTTGTGGCGAGCCGTCCGCCACATCTCGATGACGACGACGTTCTCCTCGCCCTGTACGACGGTCCAATCGTCGTCGGCTGGACTGGACGCGGCGAGGATTTGCTTCAGCCGATGCGGAAACTTCGCGGCGAGCCAGCGCTTGTTGACGCTGCGCCGAATGCTCCACGTGCGCGGGTCGACATCGATGCAACTGCGATCGTCCACGTCCACGTGAAGCGGATGGATCCGGTTCCATCCCGGCCGGTTGCCGTCGATCATCGGCCGGAGAAACCCGGCGCCACAGGTGACGCCGTTGCGAAGGAACGGGGGCCACGTGTTCGTGTCGAAGCGGTCGCGCTGCGCAAACGCCGCGATGGCGTTGGTGGCGTGGCGCGCCGCGCGGCGCGCTTCCCAGCCGCCCGTGACCATGTCGAGTTGCGGCTCGATGACCTGCTGACACATGTCGTTGACGATGGCGTCCGTCGCGTTGCCGATCGCGTTGTAGGCGAGCCGTGGCGTGCGGCGCGACCAGCCGCCGCCTAGCGACCACGGGCCAGCTTCGCCGTAGACGCACAGGCACTTGGCGATCATCTGCTTTCGGTCGCTGGTGACCATGCGGGTGCGGTCGCTCTCGTCGAACACCGCCGACGCGAGCGAGTCGCCCTTGTATTCGTCCCAGCTCCGGTTCACCTCAGCGCTCCACCCAAAGCACCTGATGTGGCGGATACTCGCGCGTCACGTTCCAGCCGCGCAGGCGGAGGACGACCCATCCCAGATCGGTGACGGCGAGAGCTTCGGCGTGCTCGTGGCTGACGGTTCCGATCTCCGAGTCACGAAGACACGCCCTCGTCAGGGGGAACGCCGGGGAGCTCTTCGAACTTGGGGACGAGGCCGGATGCCCAGTGCTCGGCGTTCTTCGGGAGCGGGCGGCCGTCGAGGAGCTGGATGAGCGGGTCGTCGTGTTTTCGATCTCCATGGGGCGTCTCCTGACGAATCAGATCGAGCTGGAGCGTCAGCTCTTTGGTTTGGTAATGGCGGACGCCATTGGCCTGAAGGATTGCGAGGAGGCGCGTCAGGTGATCCAAGTCCGGTCCGTGTACCATGAGTCCTCGTCCTTCGGTTCATCAGCATACTGGTCCAAGGTGCGTTGCAGCAAGTCGTCGGCGGTGTCGGGTCGGCCGATGATGGTCTTCTCCTTGCGCTCGAACACGCTGATCCCGGTGCGCTGGTGGACGCACAGCGCGAGCGCCGCGACGAGGTCGGAGTGACTCCCCTTGGTTCGCGACATGTGGATGGTCACACGTCCGCCGTGCGTGGGCGTTGCCACAACCTGGCGCAGCTCGTCGACCATGCCGTCGCAAACGGGGTCCTTCTTGGGGATGGTTACCTTTCCCGCGTTCATGACGACGCGCAGGCGGATGTACTGCTCTGTCTGATCCTTCGGCGGATCGAGGAGACCGATGCCCCAGCCGGCCAGGTGCTCGAGCGCCGTGTCGCGGTAGTAGTGGTCCGCGGCCACCTTGTCCATTTTGAACCGTTGGAGCGACTCGCGGAATTTCGTAAGGACAGCGCTCGGGACGAGCGGCCCGTTGATGGGCCGGACGCACTCCGCGTGCGCCACGTGGTAGACACCGTCACGAACAGCGCAGATGACGAGGGCCGCGGCGTCGCGCCGGAACCCGAGGTCCATGCCCGCGACGAGGTTTTCCCCGTCGACCACGCCAGGGAACCCGTCAACGAGCGATGCGTCTATCGCGCGGCCGTCGATGAGGCTGTCGGCATCGCTCGGCATCGGGATGGCGCCGTACTCTCGGCGGAACACCAGCTCGTCCGGCTCCTCTGCGCGGCACTCGGCTTCCGTCGCCCACGGCTCCTCGTTGGCCACCCACGTCGGGGCGCGGCGAACCATCTGCCGCGCGGTGTCGCCCTCGGCCATGTGCTTGTGGTGCGCATCGAGCATCGCCCACGGCGAGCTGAAGAGAAGCTCGCGCGCGAGGACCATGCTCTTCATCGCGGGGCGAGCGCTGCGGAGAATCTCCGTCGCCGGGTTCGACCCGAGCTTGTCGTCGCGCCACTTCGAAACCTCGTCGCCGCCGAAGCCGATCCAGGTACCGCCGACGATGGTGTCGATCTTCGCCGCGTAGATGCGGATCATGCGGTCCGGTCGGCTCTTGATGAAGATGTCGTCGTAGCTCGAATACCACTCCTCCCCGAGCGCATCGAGGATCGCCTTGATCGTGCGGATGCGGCCCTTGACCTCCTTCGTGGAGACCGAGGCGAGCGCGTAAATCCCGGTGTCGCCCTTCGGGACCACGTGCTCGCCGTAGAGCACCTCAGCAACAGCGATGCGGCAATGCTGGTCGCTCTTGCCGCCGCGCCGGCCGACGCACACCACGAGGCGGCGCTTGCCCTCGACGTAGAATTCGCGCATCAGCTCGCGCCACCACTTGCTCATGGGGTGGAAGCCGGCCGCCGCGAGGCGACCGTCCATCTCCATGAGCTTGTCGAAGAAGGGCGCGCGCGACGCGATCACTCGGCCTCGCTCGAGACGATCCTCCACCCACTGCCGTCGCAGTACGTCAGCCGGTGCAAGGTGATATCGTGCACCTGGAGGCCGTCGTTCGCTGAGTCGCAGTCGATGGCGTGGCGCTGCGTCGTCGTCATGCGCGGCGCTGGAAGCGCGCCCTTCGTGGTCGAGTCGACCTGGAGCTTTGCGTTGATGTTCGCCGCGCCGAGGCCGATGTACAGGCCCCCCGGAGACGAGACGCTCACGCCGGCATAGTTCTGGTTGGCATCGAGGTGGATGCGGTTCGACGTGTCGATGCGGACGACCTCGATGTACCCCTGCGTGGTCTTGTCGCCCCACAGAATACCGGTGTTGTTGCCGTGCTTGTGCCACCCGCCGTTCGGCTCATAAGCCGAGGCGAAGCCATTCGTCGGCTCGAACAGGAACATCGGCGAAAAGTCATCCTTGGCGATGATGCCGCGGCCCTGTAGGCCCCAGTGACCTGTCTCGGTCGTCCAATTGACGATGGCCGAGATGGGGACGCGCGCCGTGGTGCGGTCGGCGTTGCGCCATACCCAGTGGAACTCGGAGAAGAGCGGCCCGTCGTTGGGGTTCTTGTAGCTGTACTCGAGCTGGAGGTGACTCATCACCTTGCCCTGCTCGTCGCTGAGGTTGTGCCCGGCGGTCCAGACCTGGTTGTCCACGCCGTTCGTCGGGTAGCGCTTCATACGCATCCCGCCCGCCGGGTGCATCGACGACTCGGTTACTGGAGCCATCTCGAGCCAGCTCTCCTGCCCGTCCGCCTGTAAGCGCAGCTGCGGCGCGCTTTCGCTTCCCTCGATGCACATCGGATCGCCGCACGTCTCCTGCGCCGATGCAACGGTGGCCGTGTCGTCGAGGGTGGCGCACGCCGCGCCGAGCAGTGGCCCAACGAACAGGGCGAGAGTCACATGTCTCATACGGCGTACCTGCTTTCCAGGTAGTTCCGCACCTGTGCCTGTTCGTTCGCCGTCAGAAGACGGTTGTATTCGATCACCTCGTAGACGTCGCAGTCGGCTGGCGCGCTCGACTGATCCCCGAAGACGCCGATGCACATGCCGTCTGGGTCGACCGCTCCCATGGCTTGTGCGCCGTCCTCCTCTGCCGTGTCGATGCACCTAAAATAGCTATCGGCACCAGAAAACCCGCCTTCGAAAAGGTGGAACAGGCTCGGGTTCACGGTAACGTCATTGGGCGCAGGTGCACCTGTCGCGAATTGGCCGACCAGCGTCGGGGTCGCGTTTTGGTTGTAAAAACGTCGACTGTTGCCAGTTGCTCCGTCTATCGGAGTGAAGTCCTGCCCTCCAGCTTGCGTGCGATCGAACACGGCAGCGAGGAACACCGTCACAGGACGAGCCTGAGTCCACGTCCCGCGAAGGAATGTGCTGTCGGCCGTGGTGAATCGCAGGAACGGCTTTCCGCTCTGCCCACCGGTCATGTACGCAGGCTGCTTCGACGGCGTTCCCTGTGAGACGTTCCTGGCGAGGCCGCTCTGGTCAGCCCACGCGCTCACGTCGGAGCCGTTGAGGGTGATCCCTAGGTCGGAGCGCAGCCACAGGACGTTGCCGCTGATGCCATTGGCCCCCCAGGCCGCCAGCCGCAGCCTCCCCATCGACAGTTTCCCGCGCCGCTGCATGCGGTTACACTTACCACATGAGCCTCTCGGTCGGCATGGGTCCCCCGTATGCGCTGCGCGTCACGTGCACAGGCGGCAGCATCGACTACACCACGGTCACCGCGGTCGCGATGTTCGTCGAGAAGCCGACGCGCGAGACGGTGTGGTCCGCGTCCATCCAGGCGCAGAGCGCGACAGCGCTCACCGCCGAGCACCTGATGAGCAAAGCGGACCTCGTGGACGCTGATGCTGGTACCATGCGCGTGTTCCTCGATATGACCGTCCCCACGGGGACCCTTTTTTCATCCACCGCCGAGGTGGAGATCGTGACCCGATAAAGGAGTAGACGAAATGGCTCGATGGGGAGTAGCTGCAAGCAAGGGCGCCGCAAACGTCCGGTGTGTCCTGGCCATCACAGCCGCCGCCGCGTCGCCCCGGCGCGCGAAGGTCTACGACTGGACCTTGGCGTGCTCCGCGGCGCCCGCGGACGCCACATGGATCCACGAGGGCCAGCGTTGCACGACGGCGGGGACGGGTTCGGCGAAGACGCCTAACTCGCTCGACCCGGCCGACTCGCTTGCGTCAACGATCGTCTGCAACGACACGATCACCGTCGACCCGACCGCCACCGCCAACGCCTTCGTGTTCCGCAAGACGCTGAACCAGCGCGCCACGTTTCGCTGGGTCGCGGCGCCCTACGGCGAGCTCATCATCCCGGCGACCGCCGCCAACGGGTTCCTACTCGGGCTGTCGGCCGTCACCACCACCGACTTCGCCTACGACGCGCACTACGAAGAGTATTGATGCGCCGACCGCAGGGATACGCCGTCACCGTCGACCCGGACGGGCCCACCGTCGAGGAGGACACCTTCACGTGCAAACACTGCAACTCCATCGTCTTCGTCAAGCCGGGCGCGCCCGCGTCGGCCTGCGGTGGGTGGTGCGGGCGCTGCGCGGCGAACATCTGCGGACCCTGCGCCGACGAGATGAGCCGCACGCTGAAGTGTCGCCCGTTCGAGAAGTGGCTTGATAAAGTCGAGGCGCGCGACCGCCTCCGGGCGGCGCTGTGAACGAGGAACTCGCCCTCAAACTCGCGCCCCACAACAAGGGCCAGTGCCGCATCTGCAAGCGCGTGGGCCCACTGAACGGCGCCCTCGTCACGTGGTGGGCCGGCGTTCCCGTCTCGGTGGTCTGCCCCGAATGCTTCGCGCTCGGGCGCCGCGTGGTGCTAAAGCGCCGCGAGGAAGGCGTTGAGGTGATGGTTCTCGAACATGACACAGCCACAATACAGCTCGTCAGTAGCACCGCGGATATTTCACAGGCGGCGGCACAGAGGGCGCCGTCGAAGGGATGGTAGCCCGATGGATCCAGTCGAAAACCAGCGATATCAGTATTACGAGGGCGGACGGTTCGTCTGCAAATGGGTT